AAATACCAAAATAACCTGCAGTGCCTTTAATACCTTTAGTTGTTCTCATAAAATATGCAATTATATCTTTTTTCTTCACCATTGTTGGTATTAAATATGTATTTATAATTCTATTTATATATATATATATATACAGACAAAATGAGTATTTTAGTAGGTTCATCATTAGTTCATAAAAAAAATACATGTGTTCCGTTCACACCAACCCGACCAATTTTAGAAAACGCTAAAAACCACAACAATTACAATCAGTAGACCATACACAGTCGTCTATTCCTGTTCCTGGATATGTACACCCTTCAGGAGTGCATCCTCTTTTACAGTTACAAGGAGAGATTCCCCAATAGTTTTCCCAAGCAGGAACTAAAAACATACTGTTCCAAAATGGACCACTTCTATAATAGCCGCCGCCGCCACCATAATAACCGTTGTTTCGGCGTCTAAAATGATTTAAATATTGACCTGGTCTACCGCCACGACCGTTCATGCCTCTACCATGAACTATATATCCTCCGCGTCTACCCCTGAATGATTCAAGTGTTGGTGTTAAATAAAAAATAAAAATAGAAATAATGATGATTACTGCTAGTATCATTTTATAATTTTTCATATATATATATATAATAGATTATCTCTCCGTGATCATAGAGATAATTTGTTCAAAGCAATAATTAATTCTTTTTTTGAAATGGATTTTGGACCAGCAGTATTATCGTGTTCAAATTCTATAGATTTATACTTTATACTAAATAGCGAAGGGTCGATATTATTTTTCATTTTGATAAAGTAATGACTTTGGATTGATTTATCTACATCGGTGTCTATCTTTCCAGCATAAACACCAACGCGTCTGATAGATAAATCTGGGTTTTCGTCTTTTTTAACGAAATCAACGAATCTAGAAAGGGGATAGGGTATGATTGCTCTATTATTTTCTTGTTTCTTCCAAATTTGGAAAACACAAGGAACGTTGTGGGTTTTACCAGAAATATTGAAGGAGTTTTCGGGCAAGTCTATTTGGTTGATTAGATGGTAATGTAGTGGAAAACATTTTTGCATACTTTCTTTTTTAAAACTTTTTGAAAGTATGAACCCAACAGTGGTGGTATGTGAGCATTTTGTGATATGTTTAATAAATTTTTTGGCGAGGGAAGATTGTCTTCCAAAGGGCGGGTTTCCAATAAAAGCCAGAGGTTTATTAAAATCATCTAGATTTACAGTAAGGAAATCTTGCTTGATAATATTCGGATATTCGGGTTCAATATCAAAAGCAACAAATGAATATGGTTTTAATTTTTCCATAAATGCTCCATTACCCGCACTGGGTTCAACTAGAAGGGTATTATTATCAATATGTGATTCGAAAAGTTCAAAACATATATCTACTGCTGTAGAGTTTGTATAAAATTTATCTGTTAATACGCGTTTTTTGCCTGTTAGCATTTTGTATAATAATATGAAATATACGGTTTAAATATTTATCAATTTTTTAAAGTATGCTTAATATATATATATGAGTGATGTCAATTGTCGAGAGATATGTGAATTGGGAAGTGTGGAACAAGTTTGTGAAACATGTAGTTTAGCAAAGACGGCACATGGAAAAGTGTGGGAAAACCCAGTTTGTAGAGCAGTTTTGAATGATTTTGGTTTTGATACAGACAGCACTGATTTTAATCTTCACTATAATGAATGGCTTGAAAACTCGGCGATTGATACTACAGCGCCTCATGATATAGCAGAAAATCTAATGCCTGGATGGTCTTGGGACGATGGAAGAACCTTAGATGGAAGAAAAATCAAAGAAAAATACGGAGAAGGTATATCTGTAAAATTAATTAAAAAAGGTTGTGATGTTTGTATTGGAAAATTATCCAGAATTTGGGATCATTTCAATGATGGTCCATGGTCTATGATTGTAGGTTTTTATAAAGAAAAGAAAATAAATGGTGTAAAATGTTTATGCATAGACCAAGTATATTATGTACCTTTTCTCCGTGGTAGAACTGATAGAGACTTATTTTTTGGTGAAGTAGATGATAATTGGAAAAATAATTTAGAACTTTTAGAATCCAAAGTAAAAGAAGCTTGGTCATACAAAGGAGGTAAAAAAGGGGTTAGAGGGTTATTAGATGATTCGATTCCCATGATTTCTTTTGATAGCTTGACCCCAGGCAAGAAGGAGTGGAGGAGAAGAGGTGGGACAGATAGAAATTCAACACCAGAAGCGATAAGAGAGGCCTGTATTAAATGTGCTGAGGATATAGCAGAATTACGTGGGTCATTACGTGTATCTAACGATATACCTTCGCAAACTGCTGTGAAGTTGTCGGGAGGGAACGCTCGTGTTCAAGGCAAAGTAAGTTATAAAAATTTTTTACGTTTGGTTGAAGAATTGGGGGAAAACATAACGAATGAAGAAGCAATCCAAAACAATGAAGTATTGTCACCAATAAAAAAAATGAATTTAAGTGGTGAATCAAAAGAAGGCGGGGGGAGTGTAAAAAAGAGAACAAAAAAAAGAAGGAAAGGCGGTGGGAGAAAAAGACGAACCAGAAAACGCACCAGAAGACGCGGTGGCAAACGAAGCAACAGACGAAGCAACAGGAAAAACACTAAAAAAAGAACTAAAAAAAGAGTTCACAAAAGAAAATAATTTTATTAATATATAAATTAAATTGATTTTAATTTATATTTGATGTAAAAAATGTAAAGGAAGAACACAGAAAAGTGCTCTAATTACTATTTTTTTATTTCACTGTGTTTTTAGTGTTTCTTTGTTATCAAACATGTCGAACAATTCCATATTTCGCTCTAAATGGATAGATATTAACAATTTACTATCTAGAGGATATTTCTTAATTAATTCTTTGGCTCTATTTTGATGAAACCCGGGACAATGTATTCTTTTGATTTTCGATTGTCCACCTTGTAAATATAAATAATGTAACCATACATCATGGTTAAAATAACGAATTTCTATATTAGTCATTAATTCTAGAAATAATACAATACAGCTTTTGGAGAATACGATACCGGGTCCTCCTCCAGCCCATACTGAATAATTAGGACCCGGTGCGATTTGTCCATTAAATAATGGACCCGCTCCTCGCTCGCACCAATTTAAAAAATCACCCATCATAAGATAATCGTTTGGATCATAAAATGATAAATAACCGAGTAATTTTTCAATGTATAAGTAACTATCATCGTCGATAATCATAAACCAGTCATAGTTGCTATAATTATTAATAAATAATTGAAACATCTTATTAACATTTTCAGGATGATAAGTATAATCTCTCTTATATTTACCTATATAAATATGATTTTTTAATGAAGAATTCTCATCATCAGTGATAAAAACCACATTTTCTTTGTTTCCCCAAGTATTTTCTATTTTTTTTGCTCTCGAATGTTCATATTTTTTACAGGTGTGAACAAATATAATGATTTTCATGGTTCCAATCGGATCGATTCCTATGGTTGGAACAGGAGCTTCTTTATGTTCAACATACCCCATCATTGAAGGTGGGAATAATAATACATTGTTTTTCCACATTATAATAATATTAATAATAATAAAATTTTAAGTAAGTATATTTATGTAATATCCAAATTATAAAAAAAAGCAGAAAAATGCAAAAGCAAAAGCAAAACAAAACAAAAAAATAAATTCATTGGCTTTTTTCAATTTTGGACAAAAAAAAATGTCCAAAACTCAAAATACTCAAGAAAATTATTTTAAAACTTGTTTTGCCGTTTTTGCGCATTATTCTCCTATGACTTGTAAAGAAAAAATATAAAAATAAATAAATAAAAATGCCTACAGGGACAAAATTAGCGTAAAAAAAAGGATTTAAAATTAAAATCTGTATATATCACAATGATAACAAATGATAACAAAAAGGGAGCTAAAACGAGCCATAAATTTCATTGTAAACTTTGTGACTATAACACGGGCAAGATTAGTAATTGGAACAGACACGTTTCCACACTGAAACACAAAATGATAACAAATGGTAACAAAAACGAGCCAAAACGAGCCACTACGTATTCATGCGACGCTTGTAGCCGTGTTTACAAATTTGCTTCTGGGTTATCTAGGCATAAAACAAAATGTTTAGCGAAAAAACAGATAGAGAATGTTGTAGAACAGGCTGGGATATCTATAAACGAAGAGTTATTGGCTGTATTGAAGGAGTTAGTAAAAGCAAATCAGGAACCGAAGGTTGTAAATAACAATACAAACAATACTCAGAACATTTCAATAAACATGTTTTTAAATAATCACTGCAAAGATGCGATGAATTTAAAAGATTTTCTAAGTACTTTAAAATTATCAATAAATGATTTATTTAAAACACAAGAATTGGGATTTGTTGGAGGCATATCAAATATCTTTATTAAAAATCTCTCTGATTTGCCGAGTATAAAGCGTCCAATCCATTGTTCTGATACAAAACGAATGTTATTTTATGTGAAAGAAGAGGATGGTTGGAATAAAGACGAAGGAAACAAAGTTGAGAAAGCAATAGAGAATGTAACATTAAAACAAATTAAAACATTGCAGGAATGGGAGTATGAAAACCCCAATTATTTAGAAAATCCGGTATTACTTGGTCAATGGAATAACTTAGTTCATAATATCATGGGTGGTTCTAGCAGTGAAGAGAGAATGAAAAATAAAAAGTTGATTAAAAAGCAAGTTGGAGAAACCACATTAATAAAAGACGCTATAGCGAACTTAAAATAGAATGATATTATATATGGGTTTAGCATTTTCAGTAGCGGTGACACAGAGCATGGTGAGTAAACAGAAATTCAATAAAACAAATAAAAACAAGAAGGATCGTTTCTTTCAAAAAAACAAGTCTACAAAAAAAACGTCTAAGAAATACGACATATTAAATGATTTTCATTAAATAAATATAATTATATATATATAATGAACAGTATACAATGGTTATTTGTAATATTAATCGTAACAGGGATGTTATGTGCTCTAATCCCTTTAAAAGAAAAAATGGAAAATAACAAACAATGTCCGACTGGTTGCGTTGCTCCCACTAAATTATCGGGAAATTGTAGTTCTTTAAAAAAGAACGCTGATGAAAGTTATTATAAAGATTGCCCATATGAATGTAAAACAAATATTGAAGGAGGTTGCACATATGATAAAGACTGTAGCGCGGGGTGTCCTACAAAAAAGATGGAAGGGTTGTGGGATTCAAAAGGTAATATAAAAGACGTAGAACATTCAATCTCAGGTGAAGCTGCTTTATTAACCAGCACCGCAAGTGCTGTGGAGAACTCAGAAATGTCTGAACAGGAATGCGCGGCAGAAGCTAAACGTAAAGGACTGAAAGTAGGTGGGATGGGATACCCTTTTGCAGGTGACTATGATTGTAACGGTTGTTATACCTACAGAAGAGGTAAATATAAAGGATTTGCTTATTTTGGTAGAGAATCATCTAGTGGACGCACCGCATGTTCTGTGAATGCTGTATCCATAGAGAAACCAAGCGATGCAAAAGCGACTGCAAAATACCATAATATAGGTGGTGATGACGTGGAAGATTCCACCCAATCTGGACCATCTTCGGTTTCGGAGGTAGAGAAAACAGGTTTTCCTTCGTCGAATTGGGACGCTCCTGTAGATGAAATAAGCAAAGGTTGTAAATTGCCAAGTCATTTTGGCGATGGTATAATGGGAATCGGCAAAAAGGCCTGTGAGAAAGATAGTCGATTAGATCCAGGACAAATTTGTGATATTGGATGTGAAGGGAAGTATCAGGATAATAAAGCTTTTCGTGGAAAATATAGTTGCAGTAAAGAAAGCATATTGAAGAAGCATAATTTGAAATGTCGTCAACAATCGAAGCCTCGACGTATTACTGCTGCCATTCCACAAAACGATGGTGTTACTGTGAATGTGAAAATTGGTAAATCTAAATTTACAGAATTGATATCATTTTTCAAAGAAATTATCTCTAAAGAATCTGGTAGACAACCGAGAAGACGTGCCCCGCCTCCTCCGTCGCGGTCTGGGGAGGTAATCCCTCCTGGAGACAGACAAAGACAAAATAAGCAACAAGCAAATGCAGATAAAATCCACGATGATTCAAGTGCTTCGCAGGCGATGTCTGGAACACATGACGGATACCGTCACAAAGTGAAAGAAGCATCGGCATGGACACATGGGAAATTTCCTGGTAAAACAGGCGCCGATGCGAATGAAAATCCATATGATTCAATAATGAGCATCAGTCCTGCCTAAATACTTAACATTTGGCTGCCCTACGGGCATCTGCGAAGCAGAGCCAAATGTTAATTGTTCAAATCTTCTTAAAATCAATATATAATGAGAAAATAAAATTTACAAAAAAGATATTATGATGAGAGCATAAATGGTTTCAAATTGTGGTTGTTGTCCATTGTTGAATTAAAGCCAACAAAAAACGACACCACGAACTGATACTTGTAATAATATTTCGCACCATTTATGCTGTTAAATAATCAAAAAAACAATTTACATGTGATAATATATATTAACAGCGTAAAATTAAACCTTTGTATTGTTTTCACACCATAACTGCTCACAAAAATACATATCAACAAAAAAAAATCTGTTGAAATGTATATATAGCTCAAAAAAAAGAACTACTAACAAAGAAAAATGAATAGAAAACTGCTAAAAGAAGTAATTAGTTTTTTTGTAAATTTTATTTTCTCATTATATATTGATTTTAAGAAGATTTGAACAATTAACATTTGGCTCTGCTTCGCA